TTGGAATTTGATTCCACTGCTACAGATATTAATTACTTTACAGCAGAGGTAAATTTCAAGTATACTTTATATGAAATCACTGACTCTGACGGACAGATTGTATGAATCTTGAAACCCTTGACGAAATGTGGGAAAAGGATTCCCACTTAGATGATGAAAAATTAGATCATGACTCATTATCGATCCCCAGATTACATGCTAAATATTTAAGACTATACAATAGTTTTGCGGTTCTTCGGGATCAGCAAGAGCTAACCGTAAAATCGGTATACCGTGATCGTTGGGAATTTTATACTGGCAAATCAGAAAAACCTTTTCACATTAAACTTCTCAAACAAGATGTAGGCATCTACATAGACTCTGACGAAGAATATCAAAGAGCGGTTCTGAAACTTAAGTATTATAACCAGATGGTCGAATCACTAAAGACCATCATCACGGCAATTAACAATCGTTCATTCCATATTAAGAACGCGATTGAGTTTGCCAAATTTTTGAAAGGTTATGAAGTCTAGTGTCATCATCGAAAAGAAGAACGAGGTTTATTTAAAGATTGATTGTGAACCGCACGTACAATATGAGTTAGCTGACGAGTTCACGTTTGATGTACCTCAAGCGAAATTCATGTCAGCTTATAAGAAGAGGTTCTGGGATGGCAAAATCAAATTATTCTCCCCTGGTACGGGCGAGATTTATGTTGGTCTTCTCCCTTACGTTACAAGTTTTTGCAAGGAAAGGGGGTATGAATATGTCTATAGAGAAAACAAGTTTTACGGACTTCCATCAGAAGTGGATGAGTTTGTCACCCCTGAAGGAATCGGAGAATTCGTAAAGACTCTAAACATACCACATAAAGTAAGAGACTATCAATACAAAGGCATCTACGAAGCTCTGAGAAACAAAAGGAAGCTTCTGTTGTCTCCGACTGGATCTGGAAAATCGCTGATGATCTATGCGATTATCAGATACTTCGAGAAAAAGAATTTAAAGACACTCATCGTTGTCCCAACTACATCGCTGGTCGAACAGATGTATAAGGACTTTGAGGATTATGGTTGGAACGCTAAGCACCACTGCCATAAAGTATATGGTGGACAATCTCCGATTTCCAAAAAGGATGTGGTGATTACAACTTGGCAGTCTATCTACAAGCTCCCTAAGAATTACTTTAATGATTTTGGAGCAGTGATTGGAGACGAGGCACATCTCTTTAAAGCTAAGTCACTCACTGGGATCATGAATAAGTTGCATGATTGTAAATACCGCGTTGGGTTCACAGGTACATTAGACGGAACTGCAACCAATCGCCTTGTTCTTGAAGGTGTGTTTGGTGCTGTCAATAAAGTCATTAAGACTGAGAGTCTTATTCAACAGGGGCATCTCTCTGAATTTGAAATTAAGGTTCTTATTCTAAAGCATGACTCAAAAGCATTTGATAGCTACCAGCAAGAGATTGATTACCTTGTAGAGCATTCTGGTAGAAACAAATTCATTCGCAATCTGGTGTGTGATCTTGAGGGTAATACTCTCGTGCTGTTTAACTACGTTGAGCGTCATGGTATGCCTTTATTTGATCTCATAAATAATAAAGTTGGAGAAGATCGATTGGTCTTCTTGGTACACGGGGGAGTAGAAGTCGAAGACCGCGAGAAAGTTAGACAAATCGCAGAGACTACATCGAACTCTATCATCGTTGCATCATACGGAACATTTAGTACAGGCATCAACATTCGTAATCTTCATAATGTTGTATTTGCCTCCCCGTCAAAATCAAGAGTAAGAAACTTACAAAGTATCGGGCGCGTTCTCAGAAAAGGTGAGAACAAAAGAAAAGCAGTACTTTATGATATTGCTGACGATATATCAAAAGGATCAAAAAAAAACTATACACTCAATCACTTAGTAGAAAGAGTAAAAATATACAACGAAGAAAACTTTAATTATGAATTCATCGATGTTCGCATTCGAGATAACTAAAATGGATGAGGAATTTCTTGCCGCACTAAAACTAATTACTGGTGAAGAGATTCTTGCTGTCGTTTGTCCTGTTAATGATGAAGCTGGAGAATATGTAATTGTTGAGAATCCAATCGAAGTAGAAGAAGTTCAACTCGGTAGGAAAGCAGGAGCCAAAGTTGGACCCTGGATGAAGTTCTCAAATGAAACTGTATTCATTATTCCAAAAGAAAAAATTGTCACACTTGTAGAAGTCAGTTCAGAAGTCGAAGTATTCTACAAGCTCTCTTTGAGAAAATTAAATCGTGATTCAAATCAATTGAATGTAGACAAGACAAACGGGATAGGAAGACTTGGATCTGTAGAAGAAGCTAGAAAAAGATTAGAGAATCTATTTAAAAGATAAAAGCTATTAACTATTTTTTGAACCCTCCACAGGGTTATTGTATCGTTTTTTGGGGGGTCTGTCAAGCCCCTTGACTTACGCAGTTCAATTTGCTACACTTATAGAAAATCAATACATGTTGTATGAATGACAAAGAAAACTGGAAAATCAGAACACTACGTTAATAACAAAGAATTCTTAGAGGAACTCATCGAATTCAAACGCAAGTGCAAAGTTGCTGCTGAGAAGGGTGAACCACGTCCTCAAATTAATAATTATATTGGCGAGTGTTTTCTGAAGATCGCAACTCACTTATCATACAAACCAAACTTCGTGAACTACATGTTCAGAGAGGATATGATCTGTGATGGAATTGAGAACTGCGTTCAATACATCGAGAACTTTAATCCTGATAAATCAAGCAATCCCTTTGCTTACTTTACTCAGATCATCTACTATGCTTTCTTGCGTAGAATCCAAAAAGAAAAACGTCAGCTAGAAATCAAGAATAAAATTCTTACTAGATCTGGATATGAACAAGTGTTTCATTCTGATGACAACGATTTTTCTTCGGACTATAACACCATCAAAGAAAACGTAGAGATTAGAATCAAATGAGTAACGAAGAAGAATTAGAACGTATTGCAAATGATTATGATTGATCTTATTAAAACACTACTTAAATCAGCACTTGCTACCTCCCGTTGGGGTCCGCTAACAGAAGCAGATGAAGAACTTGTATGGGACTCTTCCTTTGCTAAAATATTCAAAGCATCATCTATTCGCCGTACACCCCACACCCCACGCACTGCAATTACACTCGAATGACTCAGCTTATTGACCCCTCTGATCCACGCTATTTCCGACAAACATCTGACGAACCCTATCTTCGTCACGATTATAAATTAGTGACGAGCACTGGCGAATCTGTTATCTTTGATAATTATGAAGATGTGCAGCGTAGGTGGTTTGAGCGTGGTGGTAATTTTTTAAGTCACGTTGAAGTTCTAGATCACAAAGAACCTAAGAATAAAAAGAAGAAATGATTTCCAGATCCAATTTCAACCCACGAAGGTTACGTAGGTGGCAAGTTGTAACGAGTATTTAAATTATGAAAGTAGCGATCATTACAGACCAGCATTTTGGAGCAAGAAAGTCAAACAGAATCTTTCATGACTTCTTCCTAAAATTTTATAACAACATCTTTTTTCCAACACTGGAAGAACGTGACATCAAAGTAGTAATTGACTTAGGTGATACATTTGACAACCGCCGCAATATTGACTTGTGGTCTATTCACTGGGCTAGAAAAAATTATTACGACCGCCTAGATAAAATGGGCGTGAATGTTTATTCTGTTGTTGGTAATCACACGGCATACTTTAAAGATACCAATAACATCAACACCCTGGATAACGTTCTTGGGCAGTATGATAATATTAAGATATACTCAAAACCAACTGAAGTGAATATTGGTGGTTTGGGTATTTTGTTTGTTCCATGGATCAATCAAGAAAATGCTGAAGAAACTTTCCAACTTATTGAAAAGACAACTTGCGAGTGTGCGATGGGGCACCTTGAGCTCAACGGATTTGAAGTCCGTAGAGGACTCATCATGGACCACGGTGATGAGAGCGGTCGCTATAAAAAGTTCAAGCAAGTATTCTCGGGACACTACCATCACAAGTCATCCAGAGCTAATGTAAAGTACCTTGGCAATCCTTACCAAATTTATTGGAATGATTACAAAGATCAAAGAGGATTTCATATCTTTGACACAGACACTCTTGAACTTGAGTACATTCAAAATCCATATGAAATCTATGAAAAGATTTACTATGATGAAAGCAAGGTAAATAGTTCTAAGTTTAAGTACAAAGATTACTCAGAGAAATTTGTTAAGGTTGTAGTTGAAAAGAAAAATGACTCTCACAAGTTTGATTTTTTTGTAACTCAACTTTTTGCAGCAGGAGTACATGAAGTAAAGATCATCGAGGACCCTTCTTTCGAATCAGATCTCCGAGAAGAAATTGATATTGAAACTGAAGACACTCTCACTATTCTTGAGAAGTATGTTGATGACCTTGAGCATCAAGATAAATCTGGTCTCAAGAATCTTTTGAAATCTTTGTACGTCGAAGCACTGGAGCTTGTTTGATGTACATACTCGCACTGAAAGGTTATGAAGAAGAAGGTGCATATGCTGTCACTTCAGATGAGGGTGAGCAGATTGTGTACCTTTTTCTTGACAAAGACGACGCAGTGCGCTATGCTGGTCTTCTGGAAGCAGATGATTTTCCAGAAATGTCAGTAGTAGAAGTGGAAGACCGTAATGCTATGCGAGCTTGCGAGCAGCATGGTCATCCATACTATATCGTAACTCCCGACGATATAGTGATACCTCCTAGAGAAGATTAATTTTTGTCCTTTCATTATGATTATATTCAAGTCTATACGTTGGAAAAACTTTCTCTCTACGGGAAATGTTTTTACTGAACTGCGTCTTGATAACAGTCCTTCTACTCTGATCGTGGGTAGTAATGGTGCTGGCAAGTCCACTCTTTTGGATGCGATTTGCTTCGCCCTGTTTAACAAACCCTTTCGGAAAATCAACAAACCCCAGTTAATCAACTCGATTAATGAAAAAGATTGCCTTGTTGAAGTAGAGTTCAGTGTTGGTTCTAAAGAATATCTTGTTCGTCGTGGAATCAAACCCTCTATTTTTGAGGTACATCTGAATGGACAAATGTTGAATCAAGAAGCTTCAGCTGTTGATCAGCAGAGGTCCCTAGAGCAAAACATTCTGAAGTTGAATTTCAAGTCATTCACTCAGGTTGTCATTCTTGGTTCATCTACTTTTGTTCCATTCATGCAGCTTCCTCCAGCGCATCGTAGAGAAGTTATTGAAGACTTGCTTGATATCAAGATCTTCTCTACGATGAATCTTCTTCTTAAAGATCGAATTAAAATCATTCGGGATGATATTAGAGATCTTGATTACAAGATGGAGATCGCTAAAGAAAAGGTGCAACTGCAACAAAGATTTATTGCTGATCTGAAGGAGCAGTCTGCAGCTAACAACGTTCAAAGACAATCGAGTATTAACTCCATTCGATCTGAGATTGAATTGATTCAAGGTATCAATATTGAGAACCTTGAATTGTGTGAGGGAATACAAAACCAAATCGATGAATGTGGTACAGTAGAAGATGAGTTTGATAAACTCAAAATCTTCGAATCTAAGTTCCAAGACAAATCTAAAAAACTGAAGAGCGACTATAAATTCTTTGAAGAGAATGATACGTGCCCTACTTGCAAGCAAAGTATAACTGAAGAACTTAGAGTAGAAAAGAAATCAAATATTGAATCCTCTATTGAGGAGCTAGAGTCCGCTACAAAAGATCTTAAGGTTAAGATCCATGATATCACTGAATCCCTCAATAAGAAAAAAGAGTTTCTTAAAAATTACCAAGACCTCCAGCAGCAAATCTCTACCAATAATAGGGAGATCCAGTGGAAGCAAGACTCTATACGAAAAATTGAAGAAGAAATTGAAAAGCAAAATGGTGGCGGGGCGAACCTAATACGGGAACAAGAAAAATTAAAGGAGTTGGCTAAGGAAGGAATTTCGATTGAAAAAGAACTTTCTTCCACAAAACATAAAAGGGATAACCACGAGGTTGTCCTTTCCATGCTCAAAGATACTGGTATCAAATCCCAGATCATTAAAAGGTATCTGCCCGTGATGAACCAACTCATCAACCGTTATCTCAAAGAGTTGGACTTTTATGTTTCGTTTAGTCTTAGTGAAAACTTTGAGGAAACCATCAAGTCACGTTATCGTGATGACTTCTCTTATGCTTCTTTTAGCGAAGGTGAAAAGATGCGAATAGACTTAGCTCTGTTGTTTACTTGGAGAACTATTGCTAAGATGAAGAACAGTGCTAATACCAACCTCCTTATTCTGGACGAAATTTTTGATAGTAGTCTGGATACTTCTGGAACAGAGGACTTCATGAAAATCCTTAGGACATTCTCTGACAATACAAATGTTTTTGTTATTTCTCATAAACCAGATGTATTGCAGGATAAGTTTGCTAGTATTCTTCGTATAGAAAAAAAGCAGAACTTCTCTGTTATAACAGAAGAATAAATAATAAATCATACATTTTGTCATGACACACTACAAACCATATACTCCAGAATGGCATCGTAAAAGGTATCTGAAAGAAGCGATCGATAATTATCTGGATGAGCAAATTGAAAATGAAATTATCCTAAATGATATATCTGATATCCTCTCAGAGAGATCTGAACGAGCATATCAAGAATTCAATAGGATTAACGATTTGGAATCAAGGATCAAGTAATTAATGCTAACCAACCCCATCTAGAAATTTCATATGCTGTCAGCACAATATCGTCTTCGCCTTGAAGGAATCTGTGATAAGATTGCAAAACATCAAGAAGTAAGTCTCGAAGATATGATCTGGGCAGAGAAACTTGCTAAGGCAAATCGCTCTGCTGCTACCATCCTCCGTCAAGCACGTAGGACTGCTGAGAACCCAGATATGCAGGAGGGAGATATGGATGATTTTTTAAACCAACTTGATATTGGTGGGACGGGGCTTGACAGATTCGGGAGAAGGGGTTTTAATAGTGTGGATGACATGGTGGACTGGTTCACCGAAGACAAACCCGACGACTGGAGGCAACGTGACTAACGTACCAAACTGGCAGCACCACTCCAAGAAGGAGAAGAAGCGCCACCTTAAGCCACAGGCACTAAGACAAGCGAAAGCTCGCCTGAGCCACTTCAAGAAGTGTCACATGAACCCCGCCAAGCGCGGGGTTTCTTCGTATTGTAGGTACATCCAAGAGACCTCAGTATGAACAACGTCAAAGACCATCTCGCTCGCCTTCTCGCTCAAGAGGATCTGATTGTTGAGCACAGACAGGTTGAGACTGCACAGTTCAACGTAGAGACTCGTGTGCTCACTCTTCCTATGTGGAAGAAAGCTAGTAATGATGTTCTTGATTTGTTGATCTCGCATGAGGTTGGACATGCTCTCTACACTCCTAATGACTGGTCTTTTGAGAGCGAGGTTCCTACTCAATTTGTGAATGTCACTGAGGACATTCGTGTTGAGAAGTTGATGAAGCGTCGCTATCCTGGTCTTGCAAAGACTTTCTTCCGTGGATATAAAGATCTCAGCGACCAAGACTTCTTCTCTATCGGTGATTCCGATCTCAGTTCCTATAACACTGCCGATCGTCTGAACATTCATTTCAAGATTGGTAATTTTGTTACCGTTCCTTTCTCCGAAGAGGAAAAAGAGTTTGTGAGTATTGCAAACTCTCTGGAGACTTTTGCTGATGCTGTTGAGCTTGCAAAGCTTATCTATAAGTTCTGTAAGGAATCCATCAAAGAGAAAGTAGAAGATCTTGATGCTGATGCTCCTCAGAGCACTTCACCATCTCAGGGTCAGTCTACTCAATCTGACTTCTCTGATTCTCAGGATGGGGAGAATGAAGATGATAGTACTAATGAATCTCCTTCCGATCTTTCTGGTTCTCCTGAGATCAAGCAGGAATCCCAGGACTTTGAAGATCATGGTGCAGATGATGTTGAGGTTCAGACTGATTCTAACTTTAACGACTTTGTTAAGGATCTGATTGACAACAACGGCGGATTGTTTGATTATCTCGAAGTTCCGAACTTCGATTGGAACCAAGTCATCGTTAGCAATTCCCGTGTCCATGAGCACATTCAAGGTGCCTGGGAAGCAAATGATTATGATGATAGTAGTGAATCTTTCTACCGTGTAGATTCTGAGTATCGTCAGTTCAAGAAAAACTGTGCCCAGGAAGTCAACTATCTCGTGAAAGAGTTTGAGTGTAAGAAGTCTGCAAGCTCATATGCTCGCGCTACTACCTCTCGCACTGGTGTTCTGGATTGCACTAAGCTTCATACCTATAAGTACAACGAAGATCTCTTCAAGAAGGTTACCAACCTTCAGCAGGGCAAGAACCATGGTCTGATCTTTAACCTTGATTGGTCTGGTTCTATGCGGGATACAATCTTTGCTACCTTCAAGCAGTTGATTGCTCTGGTTTTATTCTGCCGTAAAGTTGGTATTGCATACACCGTGTATGCTTTTAGTGATGGTTGGACTCCAGAAACTTTTCGAGACTTTGCTCATGAAGAGGCAAATAAGATTTGGATTCATCCAGATTTTTCCATGCTGACTCTTCTTACTAGCAAGTCCAACAACTCCGAGCATGAGCGTCAGTGCCGCAATCTTTTTAGACTTGCAGCTACTTTAGGTCGTGCAAACTTTCCGACATACTATCCTGTTGCTAGGAAGCTTCATCTTTCTGGCACTCCGTTGAATGAAGCTGTGCTATCTATGTTCCATATCGCACCTAAGTTCAAGAAGGAAAACAAGTGCGAGAAGGTTCACATCATTAATCTGACTGATGGTGAGGGTCATCCCATGTGCCGTAGTAAGTCAGTCCGCAATTATCGTGATGGATCTTCTATGATTATTCGCAATCCTATTTACGGTAACTGTCTGCTTCGCGATAGAAAGACTGGAAAGACCTATCAGTTTGGTCATAATCAGTGGGCTCAGACCAGCACTTTTGTGCAAAACTTCCGAGATCGTTTCTCTGACTGTGAGATCATTTCGATTCGAATCCTCTCTGGTCGTGAATGGAATCGTTACAAGATGTCCGATCTTCCTTATGGGCGTACCTACTCAATCCAAGCTGATGAAGAGTGGAAGAAGAATCGCTGCTACATCAATCCACATACTGCATACAGCATTTCCTACGCACTTCGTAACGAAAGCCTTGACACAGACACCGAGTTTGTAGTAGGAGAGGATGCGTCTAAAGCACAGATCAAGAGTGCATTTAGAAAAGCCCTGAGCGGCAAGAAGTCCAACAAGAAGATTCTCTCATCCTTTATCGAGCAGATTGCATGAACATTTTCGCGACCGATCCATCTCCCCGTAGATCTGCTATCTCTTTGCCAGATAAGCACATCGTTAAGATGCCACTAGAATGTTGTCAGATGATCTCCATCATCTACTCTAAGTGGTATCTTAACTGGGGTGAAATTCATAGAGCAGATGGACAAGCTTATTCAACAGCAAAGGGTGCTTTTCGTAATCATCCTTGTACAAAATGGGCAGCACAAAACATTTACAATCTAGCTTGGTTGATTCAGCACGGTTGTGCTTTGTCATCTGAATACTCTTATAGATATAATAAAGTGCATTCGTGCGCCAAGTCTTTGTTTGAAGCTAAGTTAATTTTTCATCAGCAAACCAGTAAGACCATAACTTGTTATTGCATGGCAGAGAACTTTGCCCGTGCCATGCCAGATGAATTTAAGCTTGACACAAGTATAGATACATTCGACGCATACAAAATGTATGTTGCATCTAAACCTTGGGCTGCTTCAAATTACCTTCGTAAACCTGAGAGAAAACCTTACTGGATATGAGACACGTCCTTTTTACTTTGAAAAACTGTTCTGCTGTACTTCTTGATGATGAGCAATACGTCAAAGATGTCGTGTTATATGCCGCTATCAAATGCAACTCGACTCTGTTGGCGATTAATTCTCACAAGTTTGATCCACAAGGAGTGACGTGTGTAGCTATGCTTGCTGAAAGTCATATCAGCATTCACACTTGGCCAGAGTTAGGGATGGCGGTCTGTGATATTTTTACATGTGGAGATCACACAACCCCTCAGGATGGAGTCGAATACATGAGGAAAATGCTTTATGCTGACAACATGGTTAGTCAGGAGTTCTTCAGACCACTTTCTTAAGTGTCCACTGCCCGCCCCTGAGGCGGGTTTTTGCTTTATGATATGTCCATACCAATCAAGGAAACCAACTATGACCTCCAACTTTGTTGCTGAAATTCGTTCTGAGTATGGCGAGAGCGTCACTGCTGCTGACGTAAAAGCATTTGCTCGCAGCAGAGGTGTCTCCTATCCTACGGTCACTCGTTATCTTGATGCATACAAAGTCAAGCGTGGTCTTTGGAATCTGACCATCCAAGAAAAGCTTGAGCAGACCTATCAGGCACCTGCTGCTGCTCCTGCTGTTAGTGTTACTGTTCGGGAAGATCAGAACCTTATTCCTACCAAAGACTCCAGTTATGTCCCGTTCGGGAACTTTACTGATGTGAAGAGGATCATCAAGTCTGGCATCTTCTATCCCACCTTCATCACAGGTCTCTCTGGTAATGGTAAGACCTTCTCTGTTGAGCAAGCATGTGCTCAGTTGGGTCGTGAGTTGATTCGTGTCAATATCACTATCGAGACTGACGAAGATGATCTTCTCGGCGGTTTCCGTCTCATCAACGGTGAGACTGTGTGGCATAATGGTCCTGTGGTGGAAGCACTTGAGCGTGGAGCTATTTTGCTTCTGGATGAGATTGACCTTGCATCTAACAAGATCCTGTGTCTTCAGTCAATCCTAGAAGGTAAGGGAGTCTTCCTCAAGAAGATCGGCAAGTATGTCAATCCTACTGCTGGGTTCAACGTGATCGCTACTGCCAACACCAAAGGTAAAGGTTCTGATGACGGTCGTTTCATCGGCACCAACGTGCTCAACGAAGCATTTCTTGAGCGTTTCCCCGTGACCTTTGAGCAGGAGTATCCTTCTCCCTCTACCGAGCAGAAGATTCTGGAAGGCATCTCTCTTGATCTTGGTGTGGAAGATCGTGACTTCTGTAAGCGTCTGGTTGACTGGGCAGACATCATCCGTAAGACCTTCTATGATGGTGGTATCGATGAGATCATCAGCACTCGTCGTCTTGTCCACATCATTCGTGCTTATGCTATCTTCCAAGATAAGGCAAAAGCAATTCAGTCTTGCATCAATCGTTTTGATTCCGAGACGAAGCAAGCTTTTACTGAATTGTATGATAAAGTAGATGTAGATGTAAACTTTGGAGATACTAATGATCGATCTGTGGAAGGAGTACAGGGAAGTCCTTTTTGAGACTTTCCCTGACCTTGGGTGGTCACATAGTTGGGCTCGATGGTCTGAGAATGATACAGAACTTAGAGCCCAAATTTACACAGGTCCACACTTTCTGAAGTCCAGAGAAGTTTTGATTTGGGATGAGAAAGCTTGTATTTACAACAACATTCTTTATCCCAAAACTGGATCCAATCTTCCTTGCTTTGGGATGGATCTAATGGGATTCTTTGAAAAGAAAGTCATCATCGTATTTGACTTTCAGCATCCCACTGAGAACTATATGTTCTCTGTTCCTGGACTTCCCAAGGCAGAAGGATCATTTAGATTCTTTGAGCCTGGCAACCATTTTTCTGAAAATGTTTATGTTGCCAAATGTACCATGTCCCAAGTCAACGATCATCTCCCGATGTTTAAAGAATACTTGACTGTATACAAGGATATGGTAGAATGTAGTTGTCCTACTGGAGAAGATACTTCCGTGTATTCTGACTTTGACAAATACATGACAGAGCTAGATCCAGTCGGAGGTTACCTCTCAAGTAAATTCGGTAAAGAAAAATCCGAAGCACTTGTAAATGATTTCCTTTTTTGCTATGGTTAATTCTTGGTCACTGCTTTATGATGTTATGGAAAATGACAAAATTGTTCTGAACTACGATCGCGATCCCGTTGTTGATTATGCTCCTGGTGGAGTTCTCAACATCACTGGTAATGTTGATCTTGGTTCTTTCGCCTCAAATGTGAAATACAAGTATGAAGAAGATAAAATTGTTAGCGAGCTCCTTGGGTACATCCGTGGAACTTACCAGCAGCATTATTCAGCTGGTGATGATCAGATCCAAACCCTTGATCTGATTGAAGCTTGTGGAGATGGTGAACCTTTCTGTCGTAGCAACATCCTGAAGTATGCTTCGCGCTATGATAAGAAAGGAACCGCTCGTCGTGACATTCTGAAGATCCTGCACTACGCAGTTCTACTGCTACATTTTAACGATAAAAATGCTAAGCGTGAAACCTATGAAACTTTCTAGAAGTACCCTCGACATTCTGAAGAATTTCTCCACTATCAATCAGTCGATTTGCTTTAAGAAAGGTAGTCAAGTTTCAACTCTTTCGATTCAAAAAAACATTCTTGGTCGTTGCGTTGTAGAAGAAAAGTTTCCAAGAGACTTTGCAATCTATGATCTGAGTGAGTTTCTCTCTGGTCTGACTCTATTCAACGATGCTGAGTTTGATTTTACAAACGATAGTTATCTTACAATTAAAGATAGTCGTAACAAGACTCGGTATTTCTTTGCAGATCCTTCTGTAATTACAACTCCACCAGATAAAAAAGTTGAGTTGCCAACTCAAGATGTTTGCTTCCTTGTATCGTCAACCGACCTTTCAAACATTATTAAAGCTGCTGGCATCTATGGTGTAGAAGATCTGTCTGTCGTTGGAAATGGATCTACTATTGATCTGGTCGTTAGAGATAAAAAGAATGACACCTCTAACAGCTATGCTGTTAGCGTTGGAGAAACAGATTCGAACTTCTGTTTCAATTTTAAGGTTGAGACCTTGAAGCTTCTTCCTGGTGATTATTCTGTCGTTGTCAGTAAGCACAACGCATCTCTCTTCAGACATGCTACACTGGATTTGGAATATTTGATTGCCCTTGAACCCGACTCTAAGTATGAAGGATGATTTTCTGTGGGTTGAAAAGTATCGCCCACAAACTATTGAGGACTGTATTCTTCCTAAAGAAACGAAGGATACATTCCAATCTTTTGTTGATGCTGGGGAGATCCCCAACCTTCTTCTTTGTGGCACCGCTGGTATTGGAAAGACCACGGTAGCTAAAGCACTGTGTAATGAACTTAATGTAGATTCCTATGTCATTAATGGATCCGACGAAGGTAGATTCCTTGATACTGTCAGAAACCATGCGAAGTCTTTCGCTTCGACCGTCTCACTTACCTCGTCTGCTAAGCACAAGGTTATTATTATTGATGAGGCAGACAACACAACCCACGATGTACAGCTCCTCCTACGGGCGTCTATTGAGGAATTTGCTGGCAATTGCCGTTTCATCTTTACCTGCAACTACAAGAACAAAATTATCGAACCACTCCACTCAAGGTGTGCCGTTGTTGACTTTGGAATCAAAGGAAAGCAAAAAGTTCAGATTGCTGGAAATTTCTTCAACCGTGTCAGGACTATACTTGAGAGCGAAAGTATCAAGTATGATCCGAAGGTTCTCGCAGAGGTTGTCCAAAAGTACTTTCCCGATTTTCGACGTACCCTAAATGAGTTGCAACGTTATAGCGTTGGTGGTATAATTGATACAGGTATTCTTGCCAACATGGCGGAAGTTCGCATGGGCGAACTTATGGAAGCTTTGAAGAATAAAGAGTTTACCTTAGCTCGTAAGTGGGTCAATACTAATTTGGATAATGACCCTAACATTATTCTTAGGACGATCTATGAAACTCTGTATGATAGTCTTCAACCTCAGAGCATTCCTCATGCAGTCTTGGTGATTGCCAAGTATCAGTATCAATCTGCTTTTGTTGCTGATCAAGAAATTAATCTTCTTGCTGCTCTTACTGAAATTATGTGTGAGTGTCAATTCAAATGATTTCGGAGTTTAGTAATCCAAAAACTCAAGAATATTTAAAATTTAAAAAAGAAGTTCTTGATTGTTACTTTCCTTGGTGTTGGACTGCGGATAGTGTTCAGGATGAAGATGATAATCCACATAAAAATCCAATTCCAGTATTTACTCACACCATAGTAAAACGACCTTTGGATCCACCTGATTATAATTTATACCCAAAGCAAACTTCTGCATACGTCAACATAGCTAATTCCATACTTCAGCAAATATTTCTTTATAATAAAATAAATGTTGAATGTGTTTTTAGGATTGGAGTAAATTTAACTATACCAGTTATAGGATCTGAAAAAACATTACCACATGTAGATCATGATTTCCCTCATAAAAATTTACTTATTTATTTAAATGGTGGAGATGGTGATACTGTTTGTGGAGGAGAATCCTTTTCCCCAAAAGAAGATGCTATAATAGTTTTTGAGGGAGAACACTATCATTACCTTCCTTCAAAATCAAGACGAGTGGTTCTTATCTGTACCTTTATGTAATTATGAAATCTCTGAAAACACCTCTTCGTTATCCTGGCGGTAAGTCCAGAGCTTTAACTAAGCTATTTGAATATTTGCCTGATGAACCGT